CCATGGGATGTTCCGGCCCGGCAATATCGCGCACGGGCACCAGACCCTTTTTATAATCGGCGATCGTATTGGCGCTGATCGGGCGGGGCCTGCCCGACTTCATCGATGATGTCATGACGCGCCCGGCCTCGGCCTCGGCCAGGAAGAAATCAAGCGCGCTATTCAAGCTGCGCGTGGCGGTGCGCGGCGCGGGCGCCATGCCCTCGGTCTGGCCGTCATGAATGGCGCGCGCCTGTGCCACGATCGCGGTGCAGGCGTCGGCGGCGGCATCGGTGGAAAGCGGCGGGCCGTCCTCTGTCAGGTCCAGGCCGGGCGGCGGGATATCAAAGCCGCGCGCGCGCCAGTCAAAGGGCGTGCCGGGCAGGCCGAACAGGCCAAAGGATTGGGTAAAGCCACGGTCCCGCCAGATCGGCGCAGGCGTCCAGCGCCAGCGGCGTTTGCCATCGGGGGTTGGTCGGCCCGCCGTGAGGCCGGGGCCGGAGATTTTGGGTCTTGCCATTGCGCGTCCTCGTGCCATGACGCTATCCGCACCGACGCCGCGCGGCAAGACGGGCCTCGATCATCCTTGTGGATTGCGAGGGGCGGGCGCGCTTTGACGGCTTGATGTCATTGGCGGGCGAGGCCGGGGCGCAGGACAGGCCGCCGCGCTCGTCCCAATCCTGAAGATCACCCAGGCGCCACACGCCGCGACGGCGCGGCGGCGGAAAGCCGGACGCGGCGCGGCGTCGGGCATCGCGATACCAGGCGTCCATGGATGGATAACCCATGCGATCGGCCAGATCAGGGGTGGTGACAAAGGCGTTGGGATCGCCGGTCAGGCCCAGGGGCGCGGTCATGGTTTTTTTACCTGGGCGTCGTTCGTCATGCGCGCGGCAACCTCCCCTATCGTGAGTAAGGAAAAGCCCGGAAGGATTAGCCTTTGCACGGCGATCGCGCCTTCGCGTCCTGTCGCGGTTTTTTTTGTTCGAACGTAAGGAAAGCAGTGCTTGATTACTTTGCCGTCACAGCCTGGAGCGGCCTTCCGAGATGTGGTCCAGCGTGCCACAGAGCCAAGAGGATACAGCGCAATGAGCGCAGGTGTTGGGTCGGCATGGGTGCGCGGGTTTTTGAGCGCGCTTATCAATTGGTGTGCCAGGTCAAAAATTTCGCTGTGGTGGTCTCCATATAGCGTGCCAGCATCCGGTGGCGGGGGCATCGTTCGAAAATCCCAGAAGTACCGAACGGGAAATGCGTCATCACGGCGTGCTGTTTCAAAGTCCTTACCACAATGACAACGGCGTCCTTTGGCGTCGATACAGAAAGCCGGAAGTTTTTGCCCGGTCGACCCATAAACGCCGGTCAGCGCGCGCTCGGCAAAATTTACCCAGTGGTCGAATGTATCAAATTGTCCTGCCCAATCAGGCTCAAAGCCAGCCAGGGGGGTTGGGTTATGCCACGGTCTGGGTCTGGCGGCGCTCATGCGTGTTGCTCCATCGTGGTAATGGCGGCACGCGCGGCGGCGGCCTGGGCCTGTGCGGTTTCAAGGCGCGCAATCAGGCGGGCCATTTCATCCTGGGTGAGGCGATACCCGCCCCGTGGCCCGAAGCGCCCGGCGCGCGCGGCGGCCTGTCGGCCCTTCAACAGGGCCAGGGAATAGTCCAGCGGGTCGGTATGGCGGGTCATGGCGCGTGTCCTTTGGCGAAAAACGTTCACGCGAATGTTTCACGTAGAACGGAAAACGCTAGAAAAACGCGATTTTCGAGAATTGTCAATCACGCGCAATTCGGGCGCGGTTTGCGCGCGGCATGCGATTTTAGTGAATAGCAGGTGGTAATCTGCCGGGCGGGCTAGCGCACTATGGCGTGCAGCGCCTTTACCTCGTCGGCGGAAAACCGGCGTTCGACATCGGGATTATACTGGCGGGTAAAGACAAAACCGTCGCGTGTCCCGGCATAGGTTTTCAGATAGACATCGCCGTTTTTCAGTTCGACCAGGCAATCATCGCCCACGGCGGGCCATGTGCCGAACAGGCAATAGACGCGCTCGCGCGGGAAGTGGCGCGGGATCATGCTTTCGCCCCAGACCTCCACGGCGAAGGCGCCTGTGCGCCCGTCCTGTGCCGGGTGGCGCGCAATAGTGCCGACTACCGCGTCATGATTAAGGTGAACCGGCGTGTCCGGCCCTGCGGCGGCAAAGCCATAGAGCGGGATATTGCTGGACCGGCGCTGATCCAGATGGGTATCGAATGGCACAAGCGCGTCCCTGCTCCCCCCGGAGCCCGCCTGGATGTCCTGAAAGAAATCTTCGATCCCGCGTTCGATAGCGGAGGGCATTGTCTTGCGCTTGCCCGTCACGATGCGGCTGACGACATGCAATTCCACGCCGAGAAAATCGGCCAGGTCCTGCTGTCGCTTTTGAGCCGCGCCAAGGCGCGCCTTCAATCCGCGTGGATCGTCGCTCTCTACCTTCATGGGAGCAGACCGTCGCACAAAATTTGCGGGGTGGGGTTGACTAAGTTCGCGAAGCACTAAAAGCCAATGAAGCACGAAAAACGCGAAACGTAAACGAAAAATGAGAATTTCGAGAAAATGAGCGGTTTGGACCTGACATCGATAAACGTGGAAAAGCGGTCGCGGCGCGTCTATTCGGCCTGGCCGAAGGATGTCGATGATGCGGCGATCGGTGCGGAAAAGCTGGTGGCTCTGTTGCAGGGCAATCTGCAACTGGCCTGCTCTGTATTCGATGTTAGCGGCAAGAATATCTATCGCTGGCGGTATGAGGGTGTGCCCAAGGGCCGCGTGCCCGATCTCTTGCGGCGCGCAAAGCGCGGCGGGCTGACCCTGACCCGTACCGATCTGACTGGTGAGGCGGCGTCATGATGTTGTCGCGCGCCGCCGTCGATTGTCTCGAATTTGCAAAATCCGGTGGTCCGTATGGACTACCCCGTCCCGTGAGTGCGGGCCATCGGATGTCCCGGCCTGTTGGTCCCTCCCAGGTCCAGGCTGGGCCGCGCCGCCCATCGCTCAATCCTCCCCAGGGTTCGGTGGGCGGCGCCCCTGTTTTTGAACAAGGAGAGACTTGATGTTTCGAAGATTGATGTCGTCGTTATCGATGCTCGCAATTTCGGGGGCGCTGAGTGCCCCATATGGCGCGCACACTGGTGGGGCAGGTCGAAGCGCGCGTGTGACGCGGCGCTATGGCCCTATCACGCCTGCCTATCTCGAATGGCGGCGGGAAAAGCCGGAGGGCCGTGCCGCGACGCGGCGGCGGCGTCAAATGGCGCGTCTGGAAGCGAAGCGCGCGGGGGTGTCGTCATGAAGCGCCCAAGCAATCGACCTCTGACAATTGGCGTGGTGCTGCGGATTTTATTTCTGCCGGTCGTCACATTTTTTGCCATGGCGGCGCTGTTCGGCGGGGTGTTGTGATGATCAATCGTATTTCCCGCTTTACCGCTCTGCCTGGTGGCCCGGAAGTGACAATGACCGCCACGATTGCGGGCGGTATCAACGTGGCTTGCGAGGGCCGCCACCCCTTCATCGTCCAGCCGGACCAGGAATTGAAAGTTGCGCGCCAGATCGTGACGGGCTCGGACCCGGCGCGCATGACGCGCGCCCAACTGGAACGCATGGCGGCGGCCTATATCGCGGAAGTCGATGGGCGTGCGGCCTATGCCGATCGCCTCGATACGATGCTGAACCCGCCGTTAGCCGGAGACAATGATCGACACGAGACGTTTGATCCATGCGGGTGGGAAAACACGCCCGTTGCCGTGGAGATCATGGATTGACATTCGACCCGGCCCATATCGCGCGCTGGCGCGGCCTGGTCGATGCGGCGCGATCGGCCAGCCAGGCCGCGCCGTCCTCGGTGCAAAAGGATTTGAAAATTGCCCTGGGCGCGCGTGAAAGTCTGCGATTGCCCAAGCGCGAGGACGCGCCCGATCTGGTGCGCGCGGCGATGAATTTGTGGGTCTATGTCGGCCAGTATCTGAAAGGCGACACGCCGGGCCGGGCCGACATGCAACCCGGTTTGAAGTCGCGGGCCGATGATCTGGCGCGCGCGCTTGCAGACTATGAGGCGCCGGAGCAGGCGAAATTACCGATATGACGACGCTGGCGCAAACGCTCGATGATGCGGGCGCGAAGGTTCAGCGCTTGGAAGGGTCGGCGGCGGTATTGGCGGCCAGCCTGGCCGCGCGGCATCTGTCCGTCGATGCAGAATTATTGTTCAAGCCCAATCTTGACCGCACGAGTGAAATGGGCAAGCGCGTTGATATGGCGCGCGCCGTGGCGGTGTGGCTGTTGTCGTGCGGGCTCGGCTGGTCGCAGCCGCGCGCGGGTGCGCCGTTCAACATGTCGCAGGCCAGCGTATCAAAAGCGGTGCGCCGCCTGGCCGACGCGGAAGATGTCACGCCGGGCCTGTCCGACTTTCTGCAATCGGTTGAAAACCTGCTTGCGGAACGGGCGGGCTGATGGGGTCGGTCACAATGGAAGTTATCCGCGCGGGCCTGACCGGGCGCGTGCAGGAATTGGCGATGATGCTGGCCCCGGGCGGTCGTGTCGATGGGCATGAATATTGGGCGCTGAACCCGACGCGGCCTGACAAGCGGATCGGCAGTTTCAAAATCGATCTGTCCGGGTCGCGTGCCGGGGGCTGGTACGAGTTCGCGGAACGCACGGGCGGCGATCTGATCGGGCTGATTGCCTACTGCCGATTTGGTCATCTGGGCCGCCATGATGATGGGCGCGGTGAAGCGGTCAAGGCGGCGATCATCTGGGCGAAGTCGTTTTTATGCCTCGATGATGCGGACCCGGAATTTTTGGCCAAGGCCGAAGCGCGCGCGGCGCGGCATGCAAAATCCATGGAGCAGGTCAAGGCATCGAGCGAGCGCGACCAGGAAAGAAAATCAAGCTGGGCGCGGCGTGAATGGGTGCATTGCATGGTGTCGGCCTGGGATCATCCGGTTTCGCTGGCCTATCTGAAAGGCGCGCGCGGGATTGATCCGGCGCTGCTGTCGCATGTCGGCGGCGGGCTGAAATGCGAGTTTGAAGGCCCGCCCTGGAAGCAGGCGCCGCATGACCAGGCGACGGGCGAAGTTTTCCCGGCGATCTGTTCGGCGATGATCCGGTTAAATGGCGGCAAGGGGTTTGACGGTGTGCGGGCGGTCCATCGGACCTTCCTGGCGCCGGACGGGTCAGGCAAGGCCGACATGCCCAAGGCGAAGCGCATGTATGGCGCGGCGCGCGGCTGCGCGATCCGCCTGACCAAGGGGGCCAGTCGCATGGGGCCGGAATTGGCCAGCCGCAAGGGCGTGCGCGATGACGTATTGGCGATATCCGAAGGGATTGAGGACGGGCTGACCTGGGCGATGATCGAGCCGACGCACCGCGTCTGGGCGGCGGGCTCGCTGTCGCTGATCGGCGCGGTCGAAGTTCCGGCCTGTGTGAAAAAAATCGTCCTGGTCGGTCAAAATGATGACGGCGAAGCGGCGCGATCGGCCTTTGATGGTGCGGTGGCGCAATTGATCGCGTCAAGCGGTCGGCCTTGCGAGATCGTCAATCCGCCGTCCGGGCAAAAGGACTGGAATGATTGGTGGAGGGCTCAGGCGTGAGTGAAGCGGACGATGAACGGGTGGTGCCGATCGAGGCGGCCAAGCGCCGACAAAAGGCGCGCGCCGTGGGCGTGCGCGAAACGCGCTCTGCCAGCGATACGATCCTGGATGAAATACGCAAGCTGCCTGCCAATGATCCGGTCCTGGACGGGATGGAAGCGGGCGGGTGGCTGCCTGCTGAACACGGCCTGCCGCCGCATTGTCCGGTGCGGCCTCTGGGATATGACGGTGATAATTTCATGGTCCTGACCGGGCGCTGTACGGTCATGGGTCTGCCAACCAAGGCGGGCAAGGGCGACATCGATGCGGCCTTTACCCCGTTCAAGCATTATCCGGTCTGGTCGCACCCCCGCAAGGTCAAGCGCGGTAAGGAATGGCATGTCTATGGCAATTATGAAGCCGAACGGGTGCGCCTGGATTTGTTTGCGGCCTGCGCCGATTGCGGGCCGTGGATGTCTGCCGATCGGCAACGCGATGTCGGGGCCTGGGCTGATGAAAGCGGGCGTCTGATCCTGCATCTGGGCGATTGCATTTTAACCCCGGACGGCGAGTTTCGGCCCGGCGTGATCGGCGATCATGTCTATCCGGCTGGCGAGGCGGCGCCGCGCCCTGGTGCGTTTGAGGCGTCGAGCGTGGGCGGGTGTGGCTCGCAATTGCTGGAACATTTCAAAACCTGGAACTGGATGCGCGGTGACATCGATGCGCTGTTCGTGCTGGGCTGGCTGACTGTGGCGCCCCTGGGCGGCGTGTTTCGCTGGCGTCCATACGTCTATGTGTCCGGTGATGCCGGCACCGGGAAAACCACGCTGATCGATCTGATTGAATTTGCGCTCAACGGGCTGTTGCTGCGCGCGGAAGATGCGACCGAGGCCGGGGTTGCGCAAACGATTGGCCATTCCACGCGGCCCGTCCTGCTCGATGAACAGGAAAACGAGATTGATAATAACCGCGCGGCCCAGATGATCCGGCTGGCGCGTCTGGCGGCGTCGGGCGGCCAGCGTCGGCGCGGCGGTGCCGATCACAAGGCGCATGCCTTCTCGATCCGCAACACGTTTATTTTCTCCGGGATCAATATGCCGCCGCTCGATGCGTCTGATCTGTCGCGCATGGCGATGCTGGCGCTGCGCCCGTTTGAGCGCGGCACGCCCAGGCGGAGATTTGATGCGGCGGAGATCGCCGCGCTTGGCCAGGCGCTGTATGGCCGCGCCGTGGCCTGGTTCGCCCCGGACCCGGAAGATCAGGGCTTGCCACGATTTGAGGCATTGCTGGAACGGGTGCGCGAACGCCTGATTGTCGATCTGGGTCATGATGATCGCGGTGCGGACACATTTGGCTATCTGATGGCGGGCGCCTGGATGGCGCTGCATGATGATCTGCCGGAGGCCGATGAATTAAAGGCGTTTGTCTCTGACGATCTGCACCGGTCGAAGGTCGCGGAATATGAGGGGATCAAGCCCAATTGGCAAAAGTGCGCCGATTTCATGCTCAACCGTGCGCCGCGCGTCCTGGAGCGCAATGCCAACAAGTCGGTGCGCGCCATTCTGGAAGCCTGGCGCGATGGCGATTTGGATGAAAAGCCGGTCAAAATCCAGTTGGGCGCGGTCGGCCTGACCGTGCATTGGCGCAAGGGCGTCGTGCGCGATTACGAAAATGCGCGCCTGTTCGTGCCCAATGCGCACCCCGAAGTCGCGGAGATGTTTTTCAAGTCGAAGTGGAAAACCCTGGACCCGGCGGGCGAGGGCGGCTGGAAAAATGCGCTGCGCGGTGGGCCGTCCTGGATACAGTCGGCGAAGGTTCGAAACGGCACGAAAATCCCTGTCTGGGGCACAAGTTTGAGCGTGCCGGAATTGACCGGTTATCCAATTGGCAGTGATCAGCGCGATGAAAAGGATTTTGAAGCGTGAGGCGGTCTTACGCAAAACCCAGGAGGGCCATAGGGCCATGAATGACAAGACGGAAAAAAGTGATGGCGGCAAGCCGGTGGCGATCGAAGTCGTGGATAAGGACGCGCCTGCGAAAACCGAGGCGGCGAAGCCTGCGCTTGGCGATGCTGAACCGGCGAAAACCGAGGCGGCGAAGCCTGCGGGCAAAACCGTGACGGGCTTGTCAAAGCGCAAGCCGGACCCAACGCCCGATGAAAAGCGGGTGGCGCAAATTGCGCGCATGGCGCAGGTTTCGGGGATCTCAAAACCGGTCGCAGAACGCCTGGTGATGGCGGGCATTGCGGACCCGGAAAGCCTGGCCGATCTGACCGATGATGGCCTGGATGCCTTTGCCCGGAGCGGGGAAGATCAGGGCAAGCTGGCCAAGACGATCGCGAAGGGTGAATTGCGCGCGAAGGCTGTTGCCTTTGTCTCGCCCAAGCCGCCGAAAAAACGGGCCTGATATCCAGGCTGGCGACACGGCACAAAAAAAGCGCCTGGCGGGAGCCGGGCGCTTTTTCATGTCGGGCCTTACGTTTTCGGCCTGGTCGGTCGCGGCCTTACGATTTGGCGGCCTGGCCGCTGCGTCGATCGATCGCGCGTCTGGGCCTCGATCGCCGCGCTGCGCGTTTTGCGGCGCGCATGTCGGCGGTGTTGCTGGTTGCGATGTATGGCGTCGGTGTTTCGGCGGGTCGTTCGCCGGAGGGTCGCAGTTCTGCGCGGTGTGCGTCCTCGCTCAATGGCGGCAATCCTGCATCGATCGCGGCCATGGCCAGCGCAATGGCACGCGGCGCGCCGTTGTCGCGATATCCTGCAATCAGATTGCGCGAGCGGCCTAGCACGGGGGCCAGCGCGGTGATGTCGCCGCCATGTCGGGCGATCCAGTCGGCGACGGCCTGCGGGCTGGCGGTGATGGGTTGCGGTTTGTGCGGCATTGCGTTTGCGTCTCCTGATGTGTATCTAGGCCAATCCTGGACGGGTTTCCAGCCTGTTCAGTTATCAGCAAGGGAAAGCCCGGCGCGTCTGCGTCGGGCTTTCCTGATTGTTGGTTATGCGTCCAGTTCGATGCAGTAGCTGACGCCGCTGTCAGCGGTCTGATCTTGCCAGCCTTCAGTCACGGCCATTTCTGCCGCGTTGTTGGCTCGCTCGATCACGTCGCGCGCTGCCGCGTCGGGGTGGGCGTCGCGGTCGTATTCGCCGCGCGCGAGGTCTGCCGCGTGAAGCCTAGCGGGGTTTAATCCGCTGGCTTCAATGGCTGCTGCGAATGCCTCGCGTCCTCGCTCCTTATCTGCCTCGTCGGCGTGGCAAGGCGCGCTTGATTCACATTCTATTGAATAGGTCATGATGGTTTTCCTTTTTCTGCTGCGGCATAGCGGCGAAATTCACCGGCCTGGGTGAGGTATTCCGCCGCGTGGTGATGCTCTCCGCCGCGTCTGTAACCTGCCACGCATTGCACGCGGTCGCGGGCCTTTATAAGCGCGGTGCGATAAGGTGAGCAATTCCATTTCTGGGCGTAGGTTTTGACGATCTGGTCAATGAAGGTGGCGCGGGTCATGTGCCACCTGTTGCGATAGCGCGAATTGCAGTAGGCGCAAGCGCGAATTGCTTTCTAAACTCTGCGCAGTCGCCGGGCCGGTGCCAGTCCACATCGAGGGCGGCGATTTGCTCCGCGACGGCTTTGGCGTCTGCCAGTGTCGGGCGCTGCAGCTTCTCATAAATCGCAATGCCGGATGCGAAGTGATAGGCGCCCCAAGCCTTGCCAGTCTTTGCGACGGCGACGCCGTCCATGACATAGGCGGTCGTCTGCTTGTCGCCGTAAAGGCTGTTCGGGATTGTCATCGTTTGTTTGGTGAAGGCCATTGTTCAGTTTCCTTTCCAGTTATCAGCACGCCCAATGCCCGGCCACGCTGTCGCGCTCCGGGCCTGGGCGGGTTTTCCGCAATGGGTGGGTGGCTAGTAGGTGCGCACCAGTGAAATAGCGTTCAGCGTGGGGGATGGCTTGGCGTTCACCAATTCCCAGACGCGCGGCGCATTCTTGCGCCAATCGTCGCCATCAAAGCGCGGCCCGGTGAGGCTGTTAAACCAGTCTGTGCGCGCTTCGCATGTCAACGCATCGATCTGGGCAAGGCAGGTTGCCCGGTGCGCGTCGGTGATCTCGCGAGTGGTAAAAACAAAATCGGCCCCGAAGTGGATTTCCTCGCCATTCATCGAATGGACGGCCCCGCCGCGATAGTCGGTCATGCCATCAAAGGTCGCGCCTTCAAAATGTTTAGCGATCTTGTCCACGGCGCGCTGTGTGGGGCCATCGGTCCAGCGAATATAAGTTGATCCGCCAGACTTGCGCACCGAAAATACAATGCCGGGGAAGGCTTCTTTCAGGGCCTTGCGGATCAATTTGTTGGTGTCGGCGTGTGATTGGTAGGTGGTCATGGCTGTTTTTCCTTTCCAGTTATCAGCAAGCCCTAAAATAGGGCGTGAAATAAGACTGTCAAGTCCTAAAATAAAGCGCCAATAAATAAAAACAGCGCGGCGACAAGCCGCGCACCATATCCAGCCGCGCGCGCTCTGGCGCGCGGCAACCGGCCCGATCCCGTGAAGGCGTAGCCAAGCGGGCGGGCTCTGCTGTCTGGTTCGGCTCCTGCGATTGCGTGCAACCCTGACCCATTGGCGCACGATTGGATCGGCTCTTGACCCTGACCCCAACGAAGGGATACATAGAACGCGCTCCACGAATGCCGGGTCATTTGACCCGCTGCGGGTCGGGGGGCGGGTCAAGCTTATCCAATCAAATCAGACACTTGCGCGGCGTGTACCGCTTGTGCCGCTTGTGCCGGTCGTTTCGCCTACCTGCGTGAAAACACGCATGCATGAACGCGCGCGCGGGCGCGCAAGTAACGGGTCAGGCGGTACAAGCGGGTCAAACATAGATATATATATGATATATATGTCTTTTCCTGTTCCGTTTGTCTGTTCCGTCTGAATTTCTGGCGGGTCAATAAATATCACCCAAGGCGGCAAGCCGGGAATGCTTGGCCATTCCGGCTCTATTGTTCGCGCTTCGTGTCGGGCTGTGTGGCGGCGACGTCGCCTGGCTCCGGCAAAGTGAATTAAAAACGGGTCTGATATTCATGGCACGGGAAACGGGTCTAGCGGCGGCGCTGGCGGAGGATGGCGAGGCGGTTTCGACTGGCTCGGCTCTGTCTGTTGGTGCGAACGCTTCGCAAGATGATCTTTTTGGCGATGATGTCGCGGATCAGTGCGACCAAATCGCGGCGCCGTTCGGGCTGACGCTGCCCGGCAAAGGTCCGGGACGGCCTGCGGGCTCTCGCAATCGATCGACGGAACAGACGAAAAAGCTGATCCGGGCCATTGGCGGCGACAGTCAATTAGCGGCTGCGCGGATCGTGGCGGGCGGGCCTCTGCTGGTGCTGCGCATGGCGCAAGCCGCGCATGTCGCCGCCTATAACTGCGAGACGGATGATGAAGGGCGGCCTGTCGACGACAAAAACAAGCCGATCGAAGTCATGACGGTTTCGCAGGCGCTGGCGACATGGCAACGCGCGGGCGAATTCCTGGGCCCCTATCTGATGGCCAAAGAGGCAACCAAGGTCGAGATCGATATTGACGGCCAGCCGGTCACGATTGTCCTGCCCGCTGGCGTCCAGGTCGAACCCGATATCAGCGGCGACCGGCGGTCGAGCGGATCGCGCGGCTACAGCCTGCCAGATGCAACAAATTCAACGGGTTACGAGGACGACAAGGGCGAGGGTCAAACGCTCGAAGGTCAAACGGGTGCATCAAGTGATTGATTTGATGGACAGAACGCGCCGCGAGCAGGTGACTAAAACTCACCAGCGTCACACGCGCACCCGCGCGCTACACCCCCCCAGGCCCTTCGCGACCCCCCACCCCCGGAAACCGGTTTCGGATGTAAGAAACATAGGGGTCGCAGACCATTTTTGCCGTTTTCGGGCAAGCCGAATGGCGATCAAACCTGATCGGATCAATGATTATCGGTTGAAAATGGCCCGCAACGGATGTCCAATGGTCCGGGGTCGGGGGTTTGCGCATGGCTAGTGCGGCTCAAGCCCTCGCGAATTTGAACAATTGGCGAGCGCCCGGCCCGAAAGCGGCGGCGTTTTTGGCAAGTTGGGCGCCCATGAGTTTCATCATGGGGCCGGTTGCGGGTGGTAAGACCTGGACGTGTATCATCAAGTGCCTGAACATTGCGCGAGCCCAGGAGCCTAGCCCGGTCGATGGCATTCGTAAAGCGCGGATCACGATTGTTCGGATGAATTATCGCCGGGCGCATGACACGATCATCCCGTCCATCCTCAAACTGCTGCCGGAAGGTACGCCGGGCTGGAAGTTTTCGATCGTCAAGGATGGTCCCGCCGATATCGATATTCGCCTGAATGATCCCGTCCTGGGGCCGATCTGGCTGCAATTGCGGGTCCGCGCCTTTGGTGATCAGGATATTGACAGTTTCATCCGGGGTCTGGAAACCACGGCCTTCTGGCTCAATGAAACCGATGAATTGCCGCCTGACTGCCTCGGCCTGTTTTACCAGCGTGCCGGGCGTTTTCCCGGCCCGGAAGATCGCCCGGACGGGGTTGACCCGGCCTGGGCGGGCGTATTCGGCGATTTCAACGCGCCGGATGAGGATAGCTGGGTCTATGAGCAATTATTTTTGAACCCGAAGCCGGGTGTGGAAGTCTATATCCAGCCGGGCGGGCGCGATCCGGGCGCGGAAAACGTGCAAAATCTGGAAAAAATCAGGGCCAATTACTATGACACGATGGCGCTGCGCATGGAGCCCTGGCAGGTCAAGCGGTTTATTGACAACAAGATCGGCATGTCGCGCGTCGGCAAGCCGGTTTTTCCTGAATTTCGGGATGAATTTCATGTCAGCCGGTCGCCCCTGGTGCCGGAAAACGGCTTCCCGCTGCGCATTGGTATCGATCCGGGCCGGTCCTGCGCGGGTTTGATCGGGCAGACAAATTCGATGGGTCTGATGCGCCTGTTCCGTGAAGTGATCTCGCCCAATGGTGAGGCGTGGGATGCGCGCATTCTGGCGCAAAATATCGCGCGCGAACTGACCGGGAATGATGGTTTGTTCGAACCTTTCCTGACGCCCGAATTGCTGCGCTTTGCGCCCGATCCAACCTATTGCAATCAGGGCACGGGGATTGTTGCGGAGATTACATGGCTGATCGCGTTTCGCGAGGCCATGATGGAAGAATTGGGTATCTGTCCGATCTATGCGCCGCATACCAATTTCATCGATCCGCGCCTGGCGGCGGTGCGCCGTTATCTGGCGTCACCGGACGGCACGCCGCGCCTGTTGCTGGACCCGTCCATGACGGGCACGCGGCGCGCCATGAACGGCGCTTATCGCATGGTCAAAAAACAGGGCGCGCATGGCGAATACCGGGTCGAGCCGGACAAGAATGCGGCGTCTGAACCAGCTGATGCGCTGCAATATACCTGCCTCGATGCTGCGGGTCCGGTGGGCGCTGCTGCCGGGGTATCTGTTCGCGAGAAAAGGCGGCCCCAATTGCCGCACAGGCCGCAACCGGTGATGGCCGGTGCGACGATTTGACGGAGAAAAAACATGTCTAAACTGTTTGGAAGCCCCAAGATCGTGGAAACGCCTGCGCCGCCTGCGCCGCGCGATGACAGTGTGCGGGTGGGTGAGGCAGTACGCCGCCGCATTTTGAAGCGCGGCGGTCGGCAATCGACAATCCTGACCGCCCAGCCGGGCGCGGTGACAGGGCCAGCCGGTACACCGGGCGGCGGCGGTACGCCTGCTCAACCGGGCGGCGGCGGTACGACAACGGGCGGCGGTCGTGGGTCAACGCTGTTGAGTGCGTACTGATGGGTGCTCTCAAGGAATTTGACGAATTTGAGCGCGAGCATGAAGATCTAAAATCCGAGAGATTGGCGGTCGAAAACACATGGCGCGATGTCGGCAATTATGTTGCCACGTCTGACGATATGGGGCCGATCGAGCGCGGCGGCGGTCAATTGCCGCGCAACCGTGTCGATGTCACGGCGCGGATTAATGTGCAGCGCCTGGGCGCGGTGCTGAACGGGTATCTTTTCAATCCGTTTTCGCCGTTTTTCAAGGCGCGTCTGGCCGATGGAAAGGCCAATCAGGAACAATCGCGATGGATGGCCGAAGTTGACCGGATCATGCATGCCCGCCTGACCGGGCCGCGTGCGCCGTTTCGCCTGGCCATGGGATTGTCGCTGTATCATGCGGCGGCCTATGGCAATGCGCCGATGTGGATTGCCAACAAGGGCAAACGCTTTGTCTCGATCGCGGTGCCGGTCTGGGATGCGTGGAGCGCGGAAGACCCCGAAACCCAGCTTGTCGATACCATGCATCGCCGGTTCCGCCTGTCGGCCTGGCGTGCGGCGCTGCGCTATCCTGACAATGAGGATTTACAAAAAATTGCGTCGAAAACCCCCAATCTGACCCAGACATTCATTCAGGCGATCGGTCCCAATCCGGGCGGTGTGCCGGGCTCGCGAAAACTGGCCAAGCCCTATCGCGAAACAATTGTCTGGATGGAAGGCAAGCAAGTTGTCGGCCATGACGGCTATGATGATTTTCCAGGCGCGAGTATGCGCTTTTATCGGCGGTCCAATTCAGCCTATGGCTATGGGCCGGGCACCGAGATATTGCCTGCGGCCAAGCTGATCAATGCGCGCGAGGATAATGCGGTCCAGGCCGAAGAACAGAATATCAATCCGACGCTGCTTGACTACACCAATGGCGCGGTCGATGGGCATGATCGGCGTCCCGGCGCGCGTATCCCGGTCGATGGCGCGCAATTTGGCATGATGCGCAATGGCCGCCCGATGGAAAGATTGTTCGATCAGATTGATCTGCGAGACAGTCATATCCGGGTTGCCGCGCTGCGCGATCAGATTGCGCAAGCCTGTTATGTGGACTGGCTGTCGCCGGGCGAAGGCGCGCATGTCACGGCGACTTTCGTGAATGACAAGCGTGATCTGCGCATGCGGGCCATGGCCACGGTTGTTTCCGGCATGGAATATGATTTCAACCAGATTGGCGATCGGTATTTCAATCTGTTCCAGCGCGCCGGTTTGATCCCGCCGCCGCCTGACAGTCTGCGCGGTGCTGAAATCGTGTTTGATTTTGTCTCGCCTCTGGCGCTGGCGCAGGAGCGCGGCCAGGTCGAGCAATTAATGGGCTGGCTGTCCGTCGCGGCGCAGGCTGTCGCCTTTGATCCAAGCGCGGGCCGTGTGGTCGATGCGCCTGAAGTGGTGCGCGATGCGGCGCGCCGGTTCAATGTGCCGGAACCTGTTATCCGATCGGCGGCGGCGCTGGCCGAGGAAGCCGCGCGCGAGCAGGACCAGGCCGAACGTGCGGAAGATGCCGAATTGTCGCAAACGGCGGCCACGGTTCTGCGCGATGCCGGGCAGGGCGCTGCGGCTCTGGCCGGGGCGGGCGGGGCGATGCAATGATACAAATACGCCTGCATCTTGATCTGAAAAAACTGCCGCGCATTCCGCTGTTGACATCGCCCTTCATCGACGAATTGGAGCGGCGCGCAGCGTATGAACGGGTGTTCTTTGGATCACCGGATGGCGCGCTTGTCCTGGCGGACATGCTGAAAAGCTGGGGCGCACTGTCACCGAGTTTCACTGCGCCGGGTTTTGATCCCGTTGTCGCGGCCCATAATGACGGCGCGAAACACGCCGTTTTATCCATCCTGCGCGAGGCCGGGGGTGATCCCGACAAGCTGGCGCAGGCTATCACACGAAACGCATTGGAGGACACGCGCAATGAGTGAATTATTGAATGACGGCCAGGCTGGTGAAGCTGGCAAAACGGGTGATTCGGCGGCTGTTGCTGCGGCGGCGGCCAGTGCTGCGGCGGGCGATAAGGGCGCGGCGGGCGAGGCTGGCACGGCTGGCAAGGCTGCGGCGGCGGCCAGTGCTGCGGCGGGTGATGCTGGCGGGTCTGATGACTGGCTGGGCGGTATCAAGGATGCCGAGGCCCGCGATTACATCACGCGGATCGGCGCCAAGGATTTGGAAAGTGCCTTGCGGCATGGGGCCAGCGTTGAAAAAATGCTGGGCGTTCCCAAGGATCGCCTGATGCGCTGGCCGGAGCGGACCCGTCTGGAAGACCCGGACGCCTATAAGGATATCATGGAAAAGCTGGGTCTGCCGACCGGCGATGATGCGCATACGAAATACGATTTGCCGGAAGTCGATGGCGTGTTCAAATTCGCTGACGATACCGAAAAGGCGGCGCTGCAAAAAGCGTTTCACGAATTGGGTATTCTGCCCGATCAGGCCAAGGGTGTGATGGAAAAACTCTATGCACCGATGATCAAGGCCCAGGCCGAAAAGTCGGCGGCGGCCAGCGCGGCAGCGGCCAGCGAAGCCGAGGCGGCGCTGAAGGCCGAATGGGGCGCGAAGTATGACGAAAATCTGGGCCTGGCGCAGGCGGGCGAATTGGCCCTGCCGGAGGAAACCTCGGCCTGGATGGTGGAAAAGGGTCTGAATAATGATCCGCACATGATCCGTATTTTGCAGGATATCGGCGCGGCGCGCGTCGAGGCGGGCGAAGCGCCAGGGCGCGGCGACGGGTCTGGTCCCGGCAGGCGCACGCCGGATGAAATGCGCGCGTCTGTCGCAGATTTTGAGGAACGCCATAGCGCGGCGCTGAATAATGCGGGTCATCCTGATCACGATTTGCGGGTCAAGGAACGCATGCAGATCATCAAGAGCGGTTCGCCTTCGGGCTGATCGCGGCTTGACGGCGCGCACGAATTAGTGCAGCCGTATCGAGTAACGCCTGAACGGGCGGGGAATTCGCACATTGCGGGTCCGCCCTGTTCAGGCCGGTTGGGCACACGATAGGCGCCAAGGCACGGGTCCGGTCCTTTCCGGGGAATTCAGCCGCTGTTGGAAACAATGGCTGAACTCGGAAAGGAGACCGACATGGCCGGAAATACTGAACTTCAACATTATCGCACCGCCTTTGAAATGGGCCTCAAAATTGACGCGGCCCAGATGGATAGCCGGGTGGCGTCCAAGGTCGATGCGCGGTTCAATTATGGCGAGAAGGGCGATAGCTTTTCCGTCGATAATCTGGGCAATTCCGATCCGTCGCCCATGGATGATCGCTATGGCGATCTGCCGGAAGGTGATATCGAGCATCGCCGTCGCGTCGGGCATTTCGAGCCCTGGCAGGACGGGCGGCGCCTGGGATCAAAATTTGATGAAGTGCGCCAGGTCACTGATCCGACCAATGACAAGATGATTGCGATGAAGGCCGGTCTGGCGCGTCGTCAGGATGTCTGTGTCATGGCGGCTATTCTGGGCACGGCCTATTCGGGCCGGACGGGCACGACATCCTCGGTCTTGCCTGCGGCGCAGAAAATCGCGGTCGATGATCACACCTATGACGCCAATTCGGGCGATTACCCGCTGACAGTTTCCAAGGTCATGCTGGCCAAGGAAAAACTGGATGCGGCAGAAATTGCGGGCAAGCGGCACATCATTGTGCCCGCACGCCAGATTTCGCACATGCTGACCGATACGCAAGTGACCAGTGCCGACTTCAACACGGTCAAGGCGCTGGTGCATGGTGAGATTGACGAATGGCTGGGCTTTACATGGACGCGCTATGAAAGCGTGCTGACGGATGGTTCCAGTGATCAATTGATTGCGGCCTTCGTCGAACCGGCTGTGTGTTTCCGTCAGCGTACCTTGCGTGCGCCGGACATCTGGGAGCGCAAGGACAAGGTGCCTCACTGGTATGGTTACTATTCGGTCGATCAGGCCGCCGTGCGCCGTGAGGATGCCGGTGTGATCCAGATCGCGTGTGATCCCAACTAGCGCCTGACTGACCCGCCTCGGTCTTCGGGCCGGGGCGGATCACTGGTATTTCGCCGCAAAGCGGCTTGAAACGACAAGAGAAAAGGAGCCAGTCATGGCGGTCGTTGACATCTACGGAAATTACGTCGCAACGCCGACGCAGAACACTACCCCCAAGGCCATGCCCACCGGGCCTTATGCGCACAAGGCGCCGAACATGCATTTTGATCGCTGTGAAGTCACAAGCGGAGATAGTGTGGGTTCGAAGCTGTATTTCGGGCGCTTCCCGCGCTCTGCAATTATTCTGCCTCAATCGAAAGTGTTTTTTGGTGCGCTCGGTGCATCCGTGACACTGGACATTGGTGATGCCAATTCGGCTGACGGTCTGGCGAGTGACATCGATGTGTCGGCGGCGGGATCGGGTGATTTCCTCGAAGCGGTTGCGGCTGAAAATCTCGGCAAGCCGCTCTGGGAATTGCTGGGCTATGCCAGCGAAGATGCAGCCGAAGAAACCCTGACGCTGTACGGCACGCTGGCCGGTGCGGCGGCGGGCGCTACCAAGTCGGTGGCTTTCTCGCTGATCTGGACCTCGTAAGACGGTCCAGGCATGAATGCCAGGTGCGTGTGAACATTGCGCGTGATCCGCACCGGCAAACGGGCGCGGCGAGGCTAATCCCCTCGCCGCCGCCTTGTCACTGTTAAGAGGCGGATATGGCAACAAAGCTGGATATTGCGGTCCTCGCTGCGGCGGAATTGACCAAGGATGTTGTTGCCAATATCACCACGCCGCAAACCGGTTTCGAGCGTGCGGCGGCGGCTGTCATCGATCTGGTCTGGCGCGAAACCCTGGCGTCTTCAACCGCCTGGATGGAAGCGCGCCGATCGGTCACGATTGCAAAAGACGGGAGCGCGGACGCCACACCGCCCTTTGATTATCTGTATCGCTATCGCCTGCCGGTCAAACTTGTCCGGCTGGTGCGCGTGTTCAACACCAGTGAGCGTTGGGTGCGTGAAGGCCAGTATATCCTGACCGATGATGCCGGGCCTCTCAAACTGGTCTATATCCATGAAATCGAGCCGGAAGATGCGGACCCGCTTCTGATATCGGCGGCTGCGGCGCGGCTGGCCTGGCGGGTGGCGCGGCGCTTTACCGATGATCCCAATGAGCGCGATCGCCTGTGGGGTCTGTTCAATCAATTGAAAGCCGAAGCGCAGAATGTCGCCGGGTCGCAAGGCCAGGCCATTGCGCGTCATCCGTCGACGGAATTGGAGATTGCCGGGGTCAATAGCGATACCGCGACACTCGATGCTGTCGAACGGTCGCGCTGATGTCGGCGCGCGCAAGGGTCATCCAGTCCAGCCTGGCGGCGGGGGAATTGTCCGGCGATCTGCGCGGGCGCTCCGATCTGGAAGCCTATTTTCAGGGCGCGGAAGTCCTGACCAATTTTTTTGCCAAGGTGACGGGCGGCGCGCAAAAGCGCGGCGGCCTGGCGCTGGTTGGTGAAGTCTCGGACAGTAGTGTGCGTCATCGCCTGATCGCGTTTCGCTTTGGTCGCGATCAAGCCTTTGTCATCGAACTGGATCATTTGGAGGCGCGTATCCGGCGCCGCGATACCGGCGCATACCAGGAAGATAGCGGCGCGTCCGTCATTGTTCTGACGACGCCCTGGGAAAGCGGTGATCTGGCCGGGCTGACATGGTTTCAGTCTGGCGATGTGATCTATTTCGGGCACCAGGACCGCGACCAGCCGTGGAAAACAATTCGGCGCAATGCCGATGATGACTGGTCGATCCATGATTTCGCGTTTCGCGAAGGGCCGTTCCTGGGCGAGAATGTCAATTCAAACACGATATCGGCCAGCAATATCACCGGCTCGGTCACGCTGACGGCCAGCGCGCCGACCTTTGACCAGTCTGATCATGTTGGCGCGCTGTTCTATATGCGCCCGGTTTCGCCGTCCCTGTCGGCGGATTTGTGGCAGGAAAACACCGCCTATGCGACCAATGATGAAGTGTCCTATGGCGGGCGGGTTTATAAATGCGTGTCGGGTTCCACGTCCGGTTATTATGCGCCCATCCATGATGAAGGCCGCGCCTTTGATGGCGGCGTGCAATGGGATTATCAAAATGATGGTCTGGGCATGGCCGAAGTCACGGCGGTCGCGTCGACGACGTCGGCCACCGCAACGGTGACACGGCAATTATTCCAGACGGCGGCGACCAGTCATTGGGCGGAAGGCGCGGTATCGCCGTTTCGCGGCTATCCGGCCTGCGGGGTGATCGACCAGGAAAGGCTGTGGTGCTTTAACACGGTGTCGCAACCTGATACCGCCTTTGCCAGCCGGTCGGGCGATTATGATCCTGACGGTGCGGGCTTCCGGCCTGAAACCGCGTTCGGCGTGGTGTCGAATGGTGACGGCTTTAGCGCGACCATTGCCGATGGTGAGGTCAATCCGATCCATGCGGCGCTCTCTGCCGATCGGCTTTATGTGTTTTCGGAAGGCGCGGTGAAGCGAATATCCGGCCCGACGCAGGATGAAGTGATCACCGCCAATGACAAGATTGTGCGCGAAGTTTCCAATGTCGGCGCGCGCAAGGGTGTCAGCCCGATCAAGGCTGACAATGCGGTTTTGTATGTCCGTGCCGATGGCCAGGGTTTGCAGGAAATGCCTTATGGCGATGGCGAGCATCGCGATCTTCTGACGCGCGCGCGCCAGGCGGCGGCCTCGCCGATCGCTGAAATGGTCGGCGCGCTTTATCCTGATCGCCGCGTCTATGTCCGGCGTGATGATGGGCTGGTTTATGTTCTGGTCTATTCGCGCGGTGAAAACATGGTGTCCTGGTCGCCAGTTCTGCCAGGGGGCAGTTTTGACGGCGGCGCGCCGGTCTGTGAAAGCCTGTGTGTTATTCCAGGCGATGATGGCGGCGATGAATTATGGATGATCATCAAGCGCACGGTGGATGGTGCGACAATTCGCACGGTCGAGCGTTTGCGGCGTCCGTTCGATGTCGGGCTGGATCGCCCGGATCAGCAAAAATATCTGGATGCGCATATCGTCGTCGATGGCTGGAATACCGATACCGGCAAGACGATGACGCTGACCCTGGATGATGTCGCCAATTCTCAGCCCGGTGATACCGGTGTTGTCACGGTGGGCGGCCATACGCCGTTCTCTGCGCCGCAAGTCGGCGATCAGATTTTCCTGCGGTCAACAAGCGCGCCGGTTCGCGCGGGCGATATCGCCGGGCCTCTGGTCGTGGAGATTACCGGTTTTACATCATCGAGCGAAGTCGATGTGGAATTGGTCACAAGCGCGCCTGCCGGATTGACGGCGACGACGCTGGATGAATGGGCCTTTGCCGATGATGCCGTATCGGGCCTGGATCATCTGGAAGGCGAGGCGATCTATGCGCTGGCCGATGGTGAAGTGATGGGGCCGCTGACCGTATCGAGCGGCGCGGTCACGCTGTCGCGTCCGGCTGCGCGGGTGTGCGCCGGATTGCAGATGTCGGCGCGCATTGTCTCGATGCCGGTCGAGGCGGGGTCTGAAATTGGATCCGGGCGCGGCGCGGTGTCGGTAATCGAAAGCCTGACCGTGATGCTGAAAGATACAATCGGCGGGACAATCGGTGTTCTGGGCATGGATCAGAAGGAAGATATTGCCGTGCGTGGCGGCAATGATGTTCTGGGTCGTGCGCCCATTCCGCGCACCGAGGACATAAGGGTATCGCCTGATAGCGACCATGAACGGTCCATGCAGGTCGAATTGCTGCATGACACGGCGACCGCCTGCACAGTGCTGGGCATTGTTGCGGAGGTGACGGTTAATGCCTGACATCATGATCCGCGATTATTGGGCCGGTGATGCCGCGCTGATCCGGGAACGCCCCGAGCAGGCGGGCGAGTTCGGTCTGGGTGCGAATGATTTTGATGCCTTTGCTGTGCCGCAAGGGCAAAGCTGGACGCTGGTGCGCGATGGCGTGCCGATGCTGTCGGGCGGGATTTGCCCGATCTGGGACAATCGGCGCTATATCGCCTGGGTCGTGGCGGGCAATCTGACAATGCGCGAATGGGGCCGGGTGGTGCGCAAGGCGCGCGCCGTTCTGGACGCCCATGATGCGCCGCGTATCGAGGCCGATTGCAGATCCGATTTCAAGGCGGGCCGGACCTTTCTGGAAGGTCTGGGATTTTTGTTTGAAGGCGCGATGACGCGCTATGATGGTGAGGCCGATTATTATCGGTATGCGCGGCCCGGCGCGGCATTCCATCGCAACCGGGAGGTAGCGGCATGACTGCAATTCAGGCTGTGGGTGATGTTTTCCAGGGGGTGATGAACCGCAAGGCGGCGCGCCGCCAATCGACGATTTTGCAAAAGGATGCGGCGATCGCTGAATTGCTGGGTTCGATCGAAAGCGACCAGATAACCCGTGAAGGCCAGCGCGAAGTGGGCGCCGCCGTCGCGCGGGCCGGTGCGTCGGGCTTTACCATTGGAAGTTCGGCGGCGCTGATTGCTGATCTGGCCGGGCAATATGGCGAGCAGGCGCGCTATGCGCGTTATGATGCCGGTCGCCGGGCCGCGCGCATGCGCAATGATGCGGCGGGCAAGCGTCTGGAAGGTACGATGCATGTGATTACCGGCGTGTCGAATGCGGCGGGCCGGATCATCGATGCGGGCGCAAAGGCGGCCAGTGCGGCCTCTGGCGGGGGTGGTGGCTGATATGGCAATTATTCAAAACAGGCCGGGCGTGCGCACGCCGTCACTGATTTCAACGGGCGGTTCCTTTGGTTTGATCAATAACCCGCTCGATGGTCTGGGTCGCGGCCTGCAATCGGCGATCGATCAGCGCGATGACCGCAAGCGCACCCTGGCCGCCAATGACAAGCGCGATTTCATGCAGGAGCGCGACCGGGCCGATCAGGCCGAGGCGGCGCGCCTGTCCTCGCAATTCCGCCTGGAACAGGGCGGCGTGCTGGATGATCGAGCGATGGACTTTACCGGCGATGCGCCGGGTTTTGCTGTCGATGAAATTGAACGCTATGACACGGCGCGATCGGCTTTTCTGGAAAAAGTGCCGGAGCATTTGCGCGATCGGCTCGATGCGGTTCTGGGCGGCGGTGCGCGCACCGCGCACGGCCTGGCGGCGGACAATATCGAGCGGGCGCGGACCAGTGAGCGCGCCTTGCGTGCGGCAGGCGAAACCGCCGATGCCAGCGCGCAAGCGGTCGTTACCGATCCCGGCGCTCTGGATATTGCGCTGGAAGGTGTGGCCGATGCGGCCCTGGGCCTGCCGCCTGCCTTGCAAGGTGAATGGGTTGCGGAACAAAATGAGCGTGTGGCGCTGGCCTGGGGCGGTGCAATGCTGCGCGACAATCCCGGCGCGCTGGCCGATGCGATTGAGAGCGGCGACATCGATGACATTGTTTCGGCGGAAAATGCCGGGCGATTGCTCAATGCGGCGAATGCAGAAACCGAACGCCGGGCGCGCCAGGCGCAGGCCGATGCGGCGCGCGCCGAGGCGGCGGCGGCACGCGCGCAGCGCGATACATTCCAGCGCATGCGGGTCGAGTTTGCGCAAGGCGATCTGACACGCACCGACATCGATGCGGCGCTGGCCGAGGGTGAGATTGACATTGATAGCTGGGCCAATCTGGCGGTCGCGGCGCAAAGCGCGCAAGAGGCCGCCGATGCGGCGGCGGCGGAGCGCGATCTGTTGCTGGGCGGGCCGGTGCTTGATCCGTCGAACGCCGCGCACCGCGATGCGGTCGATGGGGCATGGCGCGATTTTCTGGCGGACGGCGATGCGCTGGCCGAATTTACCGCCAATCCGGGGGCCTTTACGGCTGATCTGGTGGCCATGACACAAAATTATGGTGTCGTGCCGCCAAGCGGTGTCACGGCGCTGCGCGCGCTGGCGGCCAGCGGTGATGACAATCAACAGGCCGGGGCGCTCGATGCGATCGCGGCCATTTCAAACGTGCGCGAGGTCGCGGCCTCTACGGCCTTTACGGCCAATCTGGTCGCTGATGCGGCGCTCTATCAGAGTGTTGCGTCAAATGGCCTCGCGCCCGCCCAGGCATTGGCGCGTGTGCGCACGGCGCGCGAAGCGCGGGGCAATACACCCCAGGCGGTCTTGATGTCCCAGGCCGATGCGGTGCTGGCCGATATGGATGTGCCCGCCATGCTGGAACAGCATTTTGATGCCATTCCAATTCCCTTTGTCGGGCGGCCTGATCTGGGCGGTGAAAGCAATCGCGCGGCGGCGACATTGCAGTTTCGCCAATTATACCGAACGCATTTTGCCGAGCATGGCGATGCGGTCGCGGCGGGCGAGCAGGCCATGGCGGTGATGGGTCGAAGCTGGGGGTCATCGCGTGTCACGGGCGATGATGTGTTTATGGCCTATCCGCCTGAACGGTTTTACTCCGTGCCCGGCCAGGACAATCAATGGATGCGCGATCAATTGGGTGCTGCGGTCGGTGAGATTGCGGGCGGTGAGGTGCGCGATGTCCGGCTGATCTCCGATGCACAAACCGCGCGCGAGGCGCAGGGCGGCCTTCCGCCGTCCTATATGGTCAGTTATGCCGATGATGAAGGCCGGTTATTTGGTGCGCCGGGCCGCTGGCAGTTTGATCCGAGCGCAGCGCAGGGCGAAGCGGCGCGCGAAAATCGCGAGGCGATTGAGGCGGCGCGGGCGGCCCGTGAGGCCGATCTGGCCGATCTGCCATTCCGGGAATTGGACATGATGCGATATCAACGCGACACAACGCGCTATGGCGCCGATCATGCGGCTGATCTGGATGCAGCGATCGCGGCGCGTGAAAATGAATTGGGCGCTGAAGCGATCAGCAATTGGCGCGCGCGTCGGGCTCATGAAGCGCGCATAGCGGCGGGGCTTTAACCGTGCCCTTTGATCGCCCCAATGCGCAAACGCCGCAACCGGCCCTGACCGGTCTGATGGATTTGTCACGGTCTGATCCTGACTTTTTCCGTGAGACTATTCCGGCTGCATTCCGCACTGAAAACCTGATCGGATCGACGTTTGCGCGGCAAAGCGCGCCGCGCTTTGAAACCGATGATTTTGGTGCGCCGACGCGCTATCTGCGCGATGCCGGTTTTGATCCGCTCGATGAAAGCTATCTGGCCGGATATGAAGATCATGTCGATCGGTTTGCGACAATTCTGACGCGCGATCAGGGCGAAGCCCTGCGCGCCAATATCGATCGCGAGCGTGCCGATCGTGAAACGCTGGATGGGTCGGGCGTGGCGGGCATGGCGGCGATGATGGCGGCGGGCATGCTGGACCCCACAGTTCTGATCCCGGTCGGCGGGCAAGTGCGCAAGGGGGCGTCCCTGCTGTCGAATGTGTCGCGCTTTGCGCTGGCGGCGGGGGAGGGCGCGGCGGTGGCCGAATTGGGCCTGCATGCCACCCAGGAAACCCGCACGCTGGAAGAAAGCGCCTTTGCCATTGCCGGTGCCACATTTCTGGGCGGTGTGATTGGCGGTGTCGCCCATCCATTCCTGAAATCCACGGACGGGATTGCGGCGGCGGCGCGCGTTGAAGATGACATGGTGATGCCGCGCGAGGGCGAGCCTGATTGGGCGGACCCGATGCAGGCTTTGCCCGATGGCGAACCGATGCCTGCCGGTCATTATTCGCGCGGTGTCGATGCGGGTGCAGATGTTGGCGCGGCGGCGCGCGAGCGTCCGACGCTGGACGAGCAGGCGATTGAAGGCGTGGTCGCGCGGGCGATCGGTAATGCGGTGCGATTGCAGGACCCGGTTTTGCGCGGGATCACATCGCGATCGCTGCGTCATCGCGAATTGATCGAAGGTCTGGCCGATATCCCTGCCGGTCTGGTCAAGAATGAAGCGCGCTATGCGATCCGCACTTTGCCCGATGGCCGCGAGCAACGCTATCTGGTCTGGGGCAAGCGCACCGAGCAATCCGTTGAAAGTTTTATCCGTCGCCGCGATAGTCATCTGGGCGCGGCGGTGACGGCGGCTGATGATGCCTATGCGCGCTATTTGCATGGGCGCGATCGCAAGGCGGGTGATATATTGGCGTCGGGTATCCGCGCGGTCACGCGCACCCTGCCGGACGGCAAGATGTCGCGCCCTGATTTCCATGATGAAGTGACGCGCGCCATGCGCCGGGGCGATGTGCATGACATCCCGGAAGTCGAGGCGGCGGCCCAGCAATTGCGGCGCGAGTTTTTTGATCCGCTGAAAGATGAAGCCCGTGATATGGGCCTGTTCGGATATGAATTGCGCGCGGCGGAAAACCCTGATGATCCGCCTGTCCTGGTGCCGCGCGAACCCAATGTTGCCGACACGGCGCAAAGCTGGATGCCGCGCGTCTATAATCGCGAGAAAATAGAGGCAGAGCGCCCGGCCTTTACCGCGCTGATACACGAGCATTTCATTGCCAAACGCAATGAAGCGGCGCGCCAGGCCGAAGCCCTCGATCGCGAATTGGCGGCGACACGCGAGGATGCACAAAACCTGTTGGCCGAAGGGCGGCGCGTTCTGGCCGAACGTGGCCGGGTGCGCCGTGAAGCGCGCTCGACAATTGACAAGGCCGAACGGGCGCGTCAGCGCGCCGGGGCGGGCCAGCGCGAAGCGGCCACGCAGGCCGCCGATGCCGGTCGGCGCAGCGAAGCGACGGATTTTGATGAATTGTCGCCGCTTGATGCGGCCTATTATCGCGGTCTGCAAGCCGATGTAGCGCGCGGGCATGGCACAGAGCGCCCTGTCACGCTGACGCAGTTTATTCGCGGGCTGGGCGGTATTCGCGATGTCGGCGGTGATCTCAAGGCGATGGATGCGCATTTGCGCAATCTGGTCAATAACAAGTCCGGCGCGCCTGCCGATGATGTCGCCCTGGCGGCCAGTGAGGCGGGCTATATCGGATCGCGCGCGCCCGATGGCGAAATTGTCCGGGGCTCGCTCAATGATCTGACCGAGGCGATCCGTGATGAACTGGCCGGGCGCCGTGTGGTCTCGGAAAATCTCGATGGCGAGCTGATCGCCTACGAGGATATGCTGGCCGATCTGGGCGATGCGGTCGAGCAGGCCGGTCTGGATGTGCGGGCCATGTCGGTGGAAGACTTCGCCTCATGGATGGATGGCGGATCATATCGCAAGGCGACGGGTTGGCGCCGGGGCAAGCATGTCGAAGCCCTGCGCCGGGAGGAATTGACATCGCGCCGTCTGCGCGCCGCCCAGGACAAGGTGGAGGACGCCGAATTTGATCTGGAAGATGCGCGCCTTCTGGCGCGGTCGCTGCGCGAGGGTGCGCCTGCGCTGACCGAGCAGGCCAATGAATTGCGCAAGGCGTTCAAGGCGCAGCGCGCGCGGGCGCGCGCCCTGGCCAGGGAACATGATCTGGCCGATTACCGGGCGCAAAAAACCGATGATGAATTGCTGGAAGATGCCCGCCGGACGGTCGATCATGTCCTGGGCGGGGCGTCCGGGCGTTTGAGTTTTGACGGGCCGGGCGCGCGCTCGCGATCGTCGGTGACGCGGCGCGCTGATGCGGGCGGTCTGTCGGGGCGGTTCAAGCCGCGCGTGCTGGATATCCGCGATGAATTGCTGGAGCCCTGGCTGGATGACAATCTGGAACATGCGCTGCGCCTGACGCAGCGGTCCATGGTGCCGGACATGGAATTGATCAAACGCTATGGCTCGGTTGATCTGGAAGTCCAGTTAAAGGAGATCGCGGAAGACTATGACCGGCTGATTGCGCCCGCCGATCCGGGCGATGTCGCGGGCCTGTCAAAGAAAAAGCAAAACGCCCTGTCCGATATGGAAGGGGTGCGCGACCGGTTGCGCGGAACATATGGCCTGCCCGCTGATGCCAATGGTATTCCGCACCGCCTGGCGCGCATGGCGGTGAGTTTGAATTATCTGCGCCTGATGGGCGGGGTGACAATTTCATCCCTGTCCGATTTTCCGCGCGCCGTGATGACGCATGGAATTGGCAATGCATTCGGGCCAATGGTGCGTGCGCTGTCCGGTGATCTCAAAGCCATGCGCTCGATGGGCCAGGAATTGATGGATGCCGGGCCGGGCTTTGAAATGGTGCTGAATAACCGGGCGCATGCCATGGCCGATCTGATGGATGATTATGGCCGCCATTCCAAGCTGGAACGCATGGTGACGGCGGCGCAGGGCCATTTTGGTTATGCCAGCCTGATTGCGCCCTGGAACCACGCCATGAAGTCGATCTCCGGCTTTGCGGTGCAAAACCGCGTCTTGCGGATCATCGAGGATGTGGCAGGCGGGCGCGTATCGCGCAAGGATGCCGCTTTCCTGGGCCGGATCGGGATTGGTGAGGATGATGCGCGGGCGATGGCGCGCGAATTTGCGCGGCATGGCGAAACCGAAAACGGCCAGCGCCTGGCCAATAGCCGGGCCTGGGCCAATACCGAATTGCGCGAGCGCTGGCTGAACGCGGTGCGCAAGGAAGTCGATCGGCTGATTGTCACGCCGGGCCTGGACAAGCCCCTGACCGCTTCAAAGGATTGGGGGCGGGTCTGGCTGCAATTCCGGTCGTATAATTTCGCCGCCACGCAGCGCGTCCTGATCGCCTATACGCAAGGTCTGGCCGCGCGCGATGCGCATGCGGCGATGGCGCTGGCCACGCAGATCGGCATGGGGATGATCGTGGCCAAGCTGAAAGCGGAACAATACGGGATATCGACCGATGATTGGGAAACCGAACGTTGGCTGGCCGAAGGCTTTGACCGCTCCGGCGTGATGGGCGTTTTAACCGATGTCAACATGATGGCCGAACATGCCACGCGGGGCCGGGTCGGTCTGTCGCGCCTGGCGGGCGAGGGGCGTCTGACGCGCTATGGCACCCGCAATGCGATCGGTGCCTGGATGGGGCCGTCCTTTGGCGGCGCGCAGGATACGCTGACCGGGATTTCCGGCATGCTGTCGGGCGAAGGTGTGCGGGATAGCGATGTCGCGGCGCTGGGCCGTGTGCTGCCCTATCAAAACCTGTTCTGGCTGCGCGATGTGTTTGATGGTGTGGAGGCGGCGACGGCGGACGCGATCGGCGCGGAAGAGTGAGCCGGGAATGAGGTGTCATTCTGAACCTATCTTATGGCGCGCGCGCGTGATCGGAGCGGTTCATGACCATTGCCAATGTCAATACCTGGCCGATAACGGTCGGCGATGGTGCGACAACAGATTTTGAAATCAGTTTTGCGCCCTATGCCAGTGACGCGACGATTGAAGTCAAAACCCTGACAATTGCGACCGGCGTGGAAAACGCCAAGACCGAGGGCGTGGATTATTCCATCGTCACGGTTACGGGCGTTCAGTATGTGCGCTTCGGCACGGCGCCCCCTGCGACCGAAAAAGTCCTGATCCGATCCGTCACACCATCCAAACAGGCGCAAGCCTATGTCGATGGCTCCAATTTTCCTGCCGCCGCGATCGAGGCGCAACTGGATCGCATGGCGCGTGTCAGTGATGAAATTCAGGATATATTGTCGCGGGCCGTTCGGGTTCCTGCTGATGAAAACGGTGTAGTATTTCCCGCCAAGGCGCTGTGGGATGACAAGGTTGCGGTTCCCCAGGCTGATGGTTCCTGGTTGCTGATTGCGACCACGGATTTAGAGGCGTTGGCCTCTCGCGTGGACGGGATAGATGCGTTGTCGACTGTCGCGCGGCTTGCGGCGATCGATGCGATTAAGGCGGATTTCGACGGCGCTGACACGATTGGCGATGCGGCGGCATTGCTGGCTGCGGTTTCGCCGGGGCTTTTGGCGAAGGATACGGGGGGTGCGCCGGTTACTCGCACGCTGACTGCGGGCGATGGATTGGCTGTGACAAATGGCGATGGTGGGTCTGGCGATCCGACCGTGGCCTGGGCGAGTAATCTGACCGCGCTGCGCCAATGGGCCGCGACCTTCATTTCAGCGCCGACTTCAATCCCGGCCTCCACGCGCCCGGTGCAGATGACACCAACAGGTGTGTTGGAGTACGGACCGGGCGGCACGCCGGGTGGTGGTGATTTGCTGTCGGCTCAAAATCTGGCTGATGTGGCCAAGATCGGGACGGCCAAGAAAAACCTTCGATATTGGTGCGACACGATCGCCGATCTGACCGCCTTTTCCAAGGCCAGTCTGGAAGATGGCGAGCAGGCACGGGTGACGCGCGTTGTCGCGGCTGGGCCTAAGCGGCTGCAAACATGGATATGGGACGAGGCGTCTACTGCCACGGTTGATAATGTGGTTGTGCGCACGGCTGACGAGGGTGGTACGGGGCGTTGGGTATTGAAGCTGCCGGACTTGCTGACCCCCGCCGATGGTGGCGCGCTCTATGATGATCCGGGCAATGGCACGGGCACCGATGATCTGGCCGCTGCACAGGCGTCCGCCAATGCGGCTGCGAGCTATGGTGTTCGCTTTGCCTGGGGCGCGGGCAAGCAGCGCTGGAATGGGAAATTTGAAGTACCAGCCGGGCTGGATTGTATCGGCAACCCACGCGCCTGTGAAATTATTGATACGCGCGCCAGCAGTTATACCCCGCTGATCGAAGCGCGAGCAGTTTCGGGGTGGCGGCTGGCCGGTGCAAAAATCATCACACAAAATTCGTTTGCGGCGAATTCGGGTTATGGCGCAAGCCAGGTCCTGGTGCGCGATGGGTGTCTCGATGGAGATGTCCGCGACATGATTTTTGAGGGGCCGACGCAGCGTTGCGTAACGGTTCTGAATTCAGAAGGTATTCGGCTGTCCGATCTACGCGGCATGGGTTTTTTAAACGCCCTGGTCCGGGTGTCCAGCGATACGGTGATGGATACGCCGTCGATCGATGAAGCTGACGATAATCCGATCCCGGTGCGCGATATTGAAATTCTGCGCTGCAAGGGTCGTGGGACGGACACATGGACGTCATCAACCAAGGTGGCCAATTACGGCATTATTGTGCAATCGCTTGATGATGCGGCTGATGAAACCAGCGATATTTCAATTATCGATTGCTCGATCACGCGCACCAAGCTGCAAGGTATCAATGTTTCTGGTGCCAACACGTATAGCTGGGAAATTCGCGGTTGTAATACGTCTTATGTCGATGATGAAAACGCGACCTATGCCAGCCGGGCTGGCGCGGGACTTTTGGTGCAGACCTCCGATGGCGGGCCTGCGCGCCGGGGAACGGTGACGGGTTGCACCGATGTGGGGTCTTTTGTTGGTCAATTTGTTGTTGGTGCCAACGTTTCTGGCGACGATATTGAACAACTCGTCTGGCAGGGGAATGTTGCCGTTGACAATATCCGCAACGGCTTGCGCCTGCTTTATGTGCGCGACACTGCGATTACCGGCTGCGTCTATTCGGGTGCGACGGGCGGTGGCGAGGCATTAACGGGCGGCAATGGCGATGGGATTTATGTTCTCGCGAGTGATTACATCAAGCTGACTGACGTGATCTGTAACGATAATGCGGGCATTTCGATACAGAGTGATGCGACCAGTAGTTATGTGACCGTCACCGGCTTGCGGGCTGCGGACAACGGCACGGACGCGCCGACGCTGGCGGGTACAAATGATTTGCTGATTGACACGCAAGGTCTGTTAAAGGTGTCGGGCTCCGGGATCGTGTTCGATGTCAATTCCAACAGCAATACGATTGTCGCGGCGATCCGTTATCAGGGTTCGATTGTAGGCTATTTGGGTACACGCGGCGCGTCTGGTGACCTGGTGTTGTACGACGCGACGGCGGGCACGTACATCAATCTGACATCGGCAATCATCAATACAAATAAGCCATTGCAGCGCGATGGCACGCAAATTCTCGATACTCGGAAGATCGAAGCCGACCTGGCCAATACGGCCAATAGTGGTGATGCAGACACGGATGATCTGATCGATGCGATTGTTTCGATTATCGAGCATCACGGCCTGGGCGCGTCGAGTTAGGATTGGAGGTTTTAGGTGTCGGAAAAAAAAGATTTTGTGCCGGTCGGGCAGGAGAAGCCCGCCGATTTTGAGCCAGAAGCGTGGGAGCGGTTTGAGCAGGAGCGCGCGCCCATCGATCGGTCGAAAATTGTGGTCGAACATCTGCCGCCGCCAATTGAGGATTAGGAGTAAGTTATGTCTACAGCAAGTGTGCAGTTTATACGGTTTGGAATTGCCAGTCGCCAGGGAAGCCGAAACCTGCCTGCCGACATGATGATTGGGGGATATAGCGCGCGAGAAGAAGTCGCCGTTACCGGCACGGCGACGGCGGGTGGTTCGCGACCGGAGTGTCCCGCATTAGTGGATGACGATGATCTTGGGTACACCCATGTCCGTATCCAGGCGCTAGACGGCGACATGATTGCGCAGGTCGGGGATGATCCGACTGCCAGCCAGACGGCGGGTGTGCTGGTCACTGTCGGACAGGAAGTCATTTTGCCGTGTCTGGCGGAACAACTTGTCTCTCTTGTGACGCGCACGGCCTGATGGGTGCGAAGTTTGGATATGGGCACAGCCTGAACCGGGGCGTTCCTGCGCGTGGATTGACGCCGCTCATGGCCGATATGCTGGCCGGGGCCGGGTTGGCCCCGCGCCAGATTGGCGCGGCGGCGGATTTTACACGCGATGAATATTGGTCTGGCGGTTCGCGCTATGCGCTGGAAAACTGGCCCGGTTGGTCTTACAGCCGGACGGGTACGCGGTATTCTGACAGCGCAGACGGAAGCCTGACCAGCTTTGCGGCCAATGTTCCCCGCCGGACAGACAAGGGCTTGGCTGTGGATGCGGGTGCGACGAACGTTCTGACGTATTCGCAGGATTTCAGCAACGCGGCTTGGGTCGGCTCGTCGGCTGGAACGGGCTCTGACCCTGTTGTGACTGCGAATGCGGGGGTTGCTCCTGATGGTACAATGACCGCTGACCAGATTGTTTTTGATCGCGGTGCGGGCGACACTTCGAGCGACAGTTCGACGATGACGCAGGCACCGACCACAAGCGCGGGAACCTACACTGGTGGGCTGTGGCTCAAGGCCGCGACCGGCGATGACGTTGGCAAGGAAATATTGTTGCGGCATGTTTACGTTGGAGCCTTTACGGTCCTCACACTGACCGCCGATTGGGTGCGTCACTCTGTGACAGAGACACAATTTGCCAATAATTTCCAGATTCTAAATCGCGGGACTTATTCGACTGGCAACTCGGTGTCGCTGCTGGCTTGGCAGGCGCAACTTGTGTCGGGCTCGGTTGCGGTTCCAGACATTCCCACAACCAGCGCAAGCGCCTCTGCGGGGGCTGACGTGGCTTCTGTTGATCTGGGGGTTTCGGGCGGGCTGTGGACGAACCTCGGCAATCTGGACCCGTCGAATGGGTTTACAATTGTTTGTAATTTCAATCTCCCGTACATCCCAACAAACCAGCCCTATGTCTTTTCGGTTGGCACGGACGTAAGCAATCGCATTGGCTTTTACATTAACTCCATTGGAAATATTAGGACTTGGGGGATTGGCGGCGGCGCCTCTTATACAACAAGTCTTGGCGCGGCGCTTCTTGGCAGTAACAAGGTGGCCCTCGCGTTCGAGCCGGGTGTGGAGTTGCGCGGGAGCGCGAATGGTGGTGCAGGCGTTGGCGATCTATCTGGGTCAACGCCCACCAGTTACACAAGTCTAATCTTCGGAGCGCGCCACGGGCAAGCGCCAATAGGCAATATGTATATTGAGCGGAACGCTGTAATTGAGGGCGCGCTGACAGACGCACAACTTCAGGTGCTTTCGACATGACAAACTTCATCGGACCTTCTGCTATTCACGTCCCTATCCCGATATATGGTGAGCCTATCACAGATGATGACGGAATAGAGCGTCGTTCTGTTACGGAATACGCGCCGGGCTATCACGTCAACATCGCTCGCAGCGATATAACCGACGCGCTTGGAGCCTTTGAGGTTACGCCGGGGCCAAATACGCCTGCAAACACTTGGGCGGGTGACGAGCAAGGCGACGATGGCTGCTGGTTGAACACGGCGTTTCTGGCGTTCGCAGACGAGGCCGAGGCGCGCGAGGCGTTGGGCGGTCTGCTTTATCCCGACGATCCCGAGTGAAAGGCCGCCCATGATTGACGCTCCGCAATCCCTGACCGGATGGCTGAACCTCGCCGCCCATGTCTGGGCGCTGCTGGCCTATCTCGCAGCGGCGGTGGCCGGCGTGCGGGCGCTGTCCGGCACTTATGACCATGCGCCGGCCTGGCCGTCCTGCCTGGTGGCCGACGCGACGCGGTGGCTGTTCGGTTTGCCCCGATCACCGCGCGCGTGGCGGCCGCGCGACTTCATCTCGCTTGGCGTATTCGGCGCGGTGCTGGCGTGCGGCTTCGGCGTCGTCAACCAGATTGATTTCCTGAACGGCTTCGACTGGCGAAAGCTGGGCGGCTGGCAATCTTTGCTGATGGCCGTGGCCCACATCATCACGGGCTCGGTCCTGATCATTCTTCATTGCGGCGTCGGTCTTCTCTTTTCGGCTGACCGGAAAAAGGAAAGGGCGCGCACATGAGCGTGGAGCCTGGGGGTCTGGCGCGGTTGCACCAGCTGATCAACGATGCGGCCGATCTGGCTGTCATCTCGTTGTTTTTGGTCGCGTCGACCATCTTTTTCCTGCCGGGGATCCAGCGTCGCTGGTCCTATGCCGGCGCGTCGGTCGCAATGGGCATCGTCCTGGGCCTTGCCGCGCGCTGGTCACCGCTTCCCGACGGGTTTGAAATCCTCGGGACAATGGCCGGCGTGCTGGCCGGGCCGGTCACGGTCCTGAAACTGCAGGGCAAGGACGTGTTTGAAATCATCGATGAGATCAAGCGCGCCCGGCGATCCAGCGACGGTGACGCGGAATGACCCGCAAGATTGACACCATCATCGTCCATTGCAGCGCGACCCGCGCCAGCCAGATGATCGGCGCGGCGACGTTGATTGTTTGGCTGGTCCAGATTGCATTTGATGTCGATGTCTCGCCCGGCGTCGAGGGCGCGCTTGCCACATTTTTGATGGCGGGTGCTGCCTACTTTGCGAAGGAGCGGGTGGCGTGAGCGATCTTGTCCTACAACGGGTCAAGTTTGATGCCAACGCAACGCAGGGCATTTTGACCCTGAATGGAGAGCGTTTGTGCGTCACTCTGGAAAATCGGCCGCCGCGCGAGGTGGGCGTGAAAGAGCCCGGTCTGTCGCGCATTCCAGCCGGGACACATGGCCTGCGCCTGCGCGATGAAGGCGGGTTCTATAATCGCTATACCAATAAATGGGCCTGGCACCGCGACATGATCGAGATCGTTCTGCCGGGCTGGAAGTATGTCCTGTTTCATGTCGGCAATTACCACACCGACACGCATGGCTGTGTCCTGGTTGGCAAAACACCGGGCCAGTCAGAACAATTTGGCCTGTGCGTCTGGTCGTCGGTCAAAGCCTATAAGCGGATATATCCGGTGCTGCATGCGATTGCGGCGCGCGGCGGGGTCCTGGTCGTGAGGGATGAGGGGTGAGCGTCCTCTGGTCATATATCGCCACTGGCATGGCCGGTGTCGTCACCGGGATGTTGCTGACCACCTATTTCCCCTGGGGCGGGATCATGGATTTGCGCGAACAGCGCGATGTGGCGGTGGCTGCCGCGCAAGGCCAGGCCGAGGCCTTCGATGCCAGCGAGGCGATCCGAAAAGATGAAGGCGCGGCTGCGATTATCGGCGTCGATGATGAACGCCAATCCTGCGCGGATGAAATCGCCTCTCTAAGCGCCGTCTATGAGCGCGCGCTGGAACAGGCACTAGGAGATCAAAATCATGAAAACGCGAACGTGGACCCTATTGGCGGTCGTGATATCCGCCCTCCTGGTGGGCGGGTGCCAGACGATACCGCGATGGGCGAGGATTGACGCGCCCGAAGCACAAGCGCCCGATCCGCGCATTTGCGCCGCCATTCAGGCGCCGCCCGTGCTGCCCGATGGGGCGGGCTATCCCGAAGCCGTCACGCCGCGCGAGATACTTGCGCAAGCGCGCGCCGATGCCTGGATCAATCGCCTGACCAAATGGGGCCAGCGCGGCTGGGAAATTGTCAGCGTGGCGCAGGCGGGGTGCGGCGATCAGGCGGGCTGAATGCCCTTCTGATCATGGATCGGGGTCGTTCAAATTAGATGGGTCCGAGCGCAAGTCCTCGTCGCCCCCGGTCATGCCCTGTGGCGTCCCAAGTTCTCCCGCAGTGGCGGCACTGAAAAATGAAAACTGGCTTGTGCAGGGTCATTGTTGTTCCTCGCTTTGCTCTTTGCGGTCCTCACGGCGGCGCTCCTGCGCAACGATGCGCTCGATCAAGTCGTGAATAGGTTTCGCAGGAACCGATAGGATTGCACCGCTTTTCGCGTAAACGGTCTTGGCGGTGACAATATGAATGGGTGGCGTCCGGCGACCTATCGCGCGCCCAATCCACCAAGTCGCAAACAAAATCAGCCCGGCGACCAAACCCGTGTCTGCTTCGCTCATATCAGACACGAATGAAATCAGGCCCACGACCGCAAAAAACATCAGTGCGCGATAGGTCCACGTCACCGACCCGAATGCGTACCGTCTGAAGTAGCGCCAATACCGGCCCGCAGGCGAAGCCGAGGACACGGACCCGGTTACGGGCTCATCTGATTTACTCATCACTCATCTCCTGTAGGGGTGGCGGAGAGCATGGCGCGGTAGAATGCGCGAAGCCAAGTCTTGCTTTCCTTGGGGTTGCGCGTGCCTATTTCGTGGAGCGCGCTGTCAAGTTGGGTGATGGTTGGTTCACGCGGAACCATCACCATATCGTCAGGGACAGGCTCCACCGCTGGTTGGATAAGAGTAAGGATGTAGTCGGTGGCTGTTTCTGCAACATCGTCATAACCGTCCTCGTCTAATTCACCCTCTGGAGAAGTAACGCGGTGCATGGCGTCGAGAACGTCATCCTTCACAGCCTCCCTCAATCCATCGGGAGCCTTACGGTCCAGCATGTCGGCATAGGCTCGGAGGGTGGATGACAGTTTTGGCGCGCTAAAAACTGCGTCTATCCGGTCTGCGGCTATACGCGCTTCATCGGCTGTCATTGGTTCAGTCATTGGATTTTCCCAAATCGTGCGCCGCGCTGTGGCCAGATCGGCAGTTGGCGAGCAATAGAAGCCGCGCAAAACAGTGTTTTTGCAGCGCGCCGGTGACAAAAGGTCAAACGGCGTCGGAGAACAAAGGTCAAACGTTTGACCTTGAAAATGACGGTTTTTAGGTCAAACGTTCGCTTTTGTTCCAGCGCATTTTTCGGAGAAAACCTTTGTGTTTCAAGGTTTTGTAATGGCTCCTCGGGACGGGCTCGAACCGCCGACCTAGTGATTAACAGTCCCCGGTTCTTCATGGTAGCTTCCTTATCTTTCAATGGCTTACGGCGATGAGTATGGGGTTTATATGGGGGTTTTATGGGCTTTGTCTGGGGTTAGGTCAGACGCGCTTTCGGCGTCCAGGTCAGACGGTGTGTCGCGTATGCAGGTGATTTGGATGACGCAATTGTCTTCATGGCGCGGGACTTTGATCAGGTGCTTGACCGGCCTGCGCGGCGTATAGTCCGGGCCAAGCATGTAGGCGTCCGGCAATTTATTCTTTTTTCGCAAAACTTTGATTAAAGATCGCGTTACGTCCTGGGCTTGCTGCGCCAATTGCTTTTGCTCTGTCCAACCGGTGCATCTACCTTGAAATCGCTGCGATGACACACGGCCCATATATTGGCGGTCGGGTCTCTTGGGTGGGTCCACATATAGTCGGACACTCGATGCTGGAAAATAAAATTTGGCCAGGGCCAGTGCATCCTTCGGGTTGCGAAGGATTTTCCCGGCTTCAAAAAGTTTGGTCTGGGACCGTGATAACTTTTGGCGCGCTGCGTCGACATTCCAGCGCAGGAAATCGCGGATTATGGTTTCGCTTTTCGGGTAGTTTGCGGCGTCGGGGTCGAACCAAGTCGCCTCCATAAGATCATCGAGTGAAATTGTGTTTGGGGGTTGCTTCAGGATGAAGCGTGCGGCGCGTTCCTCGGCGGCGGCCAGCGAATAATAGTTGTACCAGTGATGGCTTTTATGTTTTTGCTTCCATTGGTCGGGTTCTTCCAAGCATCGTTGGTGGTATTCAATGGCTTTGCGTGTCCAGTCGTCGCTCATATCTCATACCCCACGGCCTTGGCGTGATTGCGATAGGCATCGCCCGCGCGATCAGCAAAGCGCGGGTTCAATACCAGATAGTTTTCCAGCAGGTCGAGCAGGGTCTTGATCGATGATCCGTGCCAGGATGCGATCTCGGCCAGTGCGCCCTCCTTGCCGGTCTGCGCCTCGAACAGGCGTGTCACCGCCGTATCGCGCGCGTCGGAGAAATTCAAAGGCAGGACGGGATCGCCATACGGGTCCAGCCCGCGCCCGATCAGGGACGGCACTTTGAGCCCGGCCAGTGCGCGCGCGGCGCGCCAATGGGCGTTGAAGCGGCGATAATATAGCTTGCCGGTCCTGGTGGCCTGAATATAGGTCTGATCGATATCGGTATCGATGAACAAGATATCGGTCTGGATGGGTGTGGCGGCGCGCGTGGCGCGGGCCAGCCGGATCGCCTCGGCGAGCGGGTCCAGGACGGGGATATTGATCCGCCGCCCGGTTTTCAATTGCCGCCATGCGAGCCTGCCGGGCAAGGCGTCAATGGCGTGATCGTTGAATGACAGGACATCCTCGCCGCGCTGCGCCGTCCATAGCGCAGCCAGCCAGGCCGCCGCCGCGCCGGGGCGGGCGGGCGGAATGTCGGCGGACTTGTCCAGGCCCATTTCCAGTGCCAAAGCGCGCGGGTCTTTCAGGGCAAGGAACATGGTCTGGGCCTCGGCCTCGTCGGCCATGCGTCGGCGTCCATCAGGCGTACCGACGCGCAGGCGTTCATACACGTCGCGCGCCGGGACGTGATCTTTCCAATCGGGATGATCGCGCAGCCAGTTAAAGGCGCGGCTGATCGAGCGGGCCGTGGTGGCGGCCATGGAATGCTTGCCGTCCTCGATCTGCATATCTTTGAGCGCGACCAGATGTTCGCGTTTCAGGGCCATGGGATGTTCCGGCCCGGCAATATCGCGCACGGGCACCAGACCCTTTTTATAATCGGCGATCGTATTGGCGCTGATCGGGCGGGGCCTGCCCGACTTCATCGATGATGTCATGACGCGCCCGGGCGC